AGCATCTCTTTGATTTTCTTGACACTATCTGGTATCTTTTCTTCGGTATACTGTACCTGTTCTGTAGATGTTCCACCGCCTGTGCTTTCACTATCTGTTTTCTGTAATATATTTAGATCATCAAATGAAGCTAAAGCTCCAGCTGTCTTTTTTGCTGCGCCGGCTGTTTTATCTAGTGACTTTGCATAATCTTTCTGTTGACTTACTGCCTTACTCCATGTAGTTTTCCCTGCCAGAGTAGAAAACAATTGGTTTGCAAAATTGGCCGCTCTTGTTAATCCATCACATAGGGCTGTTATTCCAGGAAGCAATGCATTTACTATTGGCATTGCGGCCGCACCAGCAGAATTTTTTAAATTATCTAATGACGTTTTAAAAGCAGACATAGATTCATTAAATTTATCCGAATACTTTGCATAATTCTGAATACCGCTTTTAATGCTTGCCACCATCGCATTAAATGTTTTGGAAATCACCTGAAACACCACCATAGACAAGGCCAGCTGTTTGACTGTATTCCAGAATCTACTCAACGCACTGTTAGATTTTTTCGTATGCGTTGTTAACTTGGAAAAAGCTTTCCCCGCCTTATTTGCCATGTTTCCCATAGCCGTTTTTACTTTTCCTGCTACAGAAGCAACTCCACCGACAACTTTTTTTGCTGCTTCTGCAGCTTTTCCAATATTTAAGAAGCTTGTATTTCCCTTATTTCCTGTTTTTAATAACTCACTGGCAGCTTGTCTGCTTGCTCTTTTAAGCTATTAAATTCACTCTGTGCATTCTGTAATTGAGTGTTTAATTCTTGATATTGCGGTGTTGTCTTCGGATTTATATAATCACTGCCATCTGCCTGCATTGCCTGCTTATCAGCTTTCGCCTGTTTGATTGAATTCCTGAGCTGTTCTACATCATATTGCATACTTTTAAACGCTTTACTATCTGTCTTACCGCCTAACGCCGTAAATTTATCCATACGTTCAATAAGCTTGTTCAAAGATGCTGTATCTTTCTCAATTTGCGCCTGTACTTGTGCAAATTCTTCTGTCGGGATCTTCTGATTTGCCAGCTCTTTCATTTTTGCCTGTATTTTTTCACATTGTTTTGCGCTTTGCTGCATTTTTTCTTCAAGCTTCATAAGCATCTTTTCTGCATCAGCTGTATTAATTTTGGTATTTATACGGATCTCACCATCAAATTCACTCATTGAGCCACCGCCTTAATTATTTGAAGTTATTTTTTGATTTGGTTTTCTGCTTGAACTGTATTTTTTCTTATTTTCAGCAATCCTCTCATTAAAAAATCTGCTTACAATAGGTGTTACAGAATCTACAAATTCCGTGATTGCAACTTCATCTGGAATAATATTCCCATAGATCTGCTCTATGGTTCCTTTTCCAAAAAGCTCATCTAATTCATCACAAATGTTTTTCAAAAACTTTGTACGTATGCTATTGATTGCACATACATCTTCTATTGTGATATCTTGATCATGTTTTCCATGATCCTCGTACCATTTTTTTATTTCCTGCTGGCTTTTAGCACTCAGTTCATGTAAATGTTCAGCAATGAGATTAAATTTATTAAATGTGCTGGAATCTGACGTGTTAATTTTTAAAATCGTTACTACCTCATCATCCTCGTTCCTTATTGCAATTTCCTTTACTCCTGTTTTTAATGAAATATTGTCCATATTTGTTTTCCTCGTCTTTCATAAAAAATAAAAGAGCTAATCTCCTATCTCTAAGAAATCAGCTCCATTGAACTTTTATTGCATTTCATTAAACGCAACACTCTATATTCAGTTATTTGTATGTATACTGTCAGTCTGGATCAGTACATCTTTTAACATAGTACCTTTTGGAATTTTAACAACGACAATCCCTTCTTTTCTTTTTCGTATCTCAATGTGCGAGCCATCCTGTAGTTCTTTTTCATCAATGTTTACCTTTATCACGCTATCTATCCTTTCCGTCTTTCAGATTGCTATAAATTGCTAATAATGCACACATTCCAAAAAAGGAACATATCAATGTTAAAAAACTAAAAATTCCAATTAAAACTAACATACTATTTTATTCCTCACTTTCTTCCGGTAATCGATCTTCTAAATTTATCTTTTTATGCTCTACGCCCTCGTATGCGTCAAAAGTCAGTATGCTCTTCTCCAGCAATTGGTTGTATTGCTCTGAGAATCCTCTTCCTGATGTAGCATAATTTTTCTCAGTCCAACTTCTTAAACTGTCAAACATTTGCCTGTATTCTATTCCACTTGCCGCTCTTTTACACACAAAAGCTTTTTCTCTTAATGGTCGCAGCTTCGAATCTTTGGAAACATCTTTATTCCCAATCACATTATTCATGATATGATCAGATATCAAACGAGTCATTGTCGGATTGTATTTTGCATCATCCAAGAGTCCATATAATTCGTTTTCAGATAGCTGGATGCCGCTATGTAATAATTTAATTACCCCATCATCTAAATCGCTGGATTTCGCCCTGCACCGCTCTTCTACCTGGGCATAAAAATCTTCCTGTAAATTATCAAGCGTTTTTTGCACCTTTTTTCTCAAGTTTGCTGATTCTGTATCATATGTTTCCTTTGCCCTCAGATATCTGGAACGTGCTTCTGTTCTTTCCAATTCATTCAATTTAGCTTCATTGATTCCTGTGACCTTACTGTATTTTTCCTGCTCTTCCCTCCAATGTTCATCAATTTCCTGAGTTCTCATTACAGCTTCATCTCTTAACTTTTGCATTTCCTTCAAGTAATCTGATAAATGGTTTTTCTTCATATTTTTTCCTTCCTCGCTGATATTTTTATACCCAAATTTTGTATTAATTTCTTTAGTGGCTTCATTTATAATTTTTTTTGCTGCTTTTGACATTTCCGGTAATTCTGTCTCAATCTCTTTGCTATTAGCATAAATTTCCACTATGTTTATAGGAAAATTTTTGTCGCAGACCTGATACCGTTTTTGTTGATATTGATCGAAAGTTTCTTTGTCTACCGAAATCCCGAATACCTTACGGCAAATAAGCCGCCCCTGTACCCTTATTTCATTCCCATCAGGATCAAGTCCTTTTTCAAAATTTAATTCTACAAGTC